ATAGAAACAACCATTAAAAACACCAACCAATTCAGCACCAGCACTTGATCCTCTTGAGATTGATCCGTTTGCGTTAAGCACGACAGGATCTCCCATAAAGATGGAGTTCGTTTCGTTACTAGCAATGGTCATTTGTTGTTGACCTTGTCCGTTATAAGCGGAACCTTGCATAAGCACTGGACGAAATCCAAAGTTGCCTTGTTGATTTGCCATAATATTACTCCTTTGTAATATGCGTTATTAATAGTGGTCGTTTAACAAACCGTGCCGATTACGAATTGTTTCCTGAGCCAAAAGTTACTTTGGTACGTCTTTGGGGTTTACTGATCGGCATCCGTGGATCTTCGACTTTCAATAGGTCAGTGTCGACAGCCTCTTTTTGGCTCTCGGTTAAATTTTTGTAATAAGAGTTTCTCTCTTCAACTGTCTCTATTGGCATTCGGGCTAACAGTAACCCACCCACTCCTATTACTCCAGCGTGTTTACCATCATCTATGGTTGGAAGTTGCCAGTCAGGATACTCATCGGCTCGAACTAATTCCCAGCCTTCTCGTAATTTACCCATGACATTTTTACTGTCATCATAACCTCTAACTGATTCCCTAATCCATCGATGTTTAAAACCGTCTGGTGCAGGAGGTGCATCTAATGATGAAGGTCTTGTCCAACCTGTTTTACGAGCTGTCTTTTCCCTAGTATCATTAGATCTAAGCGTTTTATTTACCATATATTCTCCAATCTATACATATTTTGCATATTCTTCAAGTGGTACACCTAATTTTTTTGCAATAGCAACTTGACTAGGAGTTAATTTGACTTTTTTAGAATTAGCATTTTTTGTTGTTCTTGAGGTAGAAGCTACTACCTGTGGGGCTTTTTCCTCAACAGTTTTGTCTTTAAACTTGTGTGGAAATTCGTTTCTTATATGTGAGTTTATTTCTGCATAATATTCATCACTTTTTGGATCATAACCTTCTTTAAGTAATTTTTTATGATGAGACAACGCAGTAAACGTCATTGCTTCATCTTTACCAAACCACTCATTCTCAGATGCCCATTGTTCAGCTCTAGGGTCAGGTTGAGGAGGAGGAGCACTCTGTTGAGCACTTTCCTTTTTCTCAGCCATTAAACCTTCTTTTTGTTTTTCTAAGTTTTCTCTTTGTTGTTTAGAAGCTAATGCTCTTTCTTCTTCGATGGCTAATCTAGTTAACGCTCTTTGAGCATCAACTTCAGCACTTACATCATTACTAAGTCTTGCATCAGTCAAAGCTTTTTTGGCTTGTTCTATTTGAGATTTAACTCTGTTTTCATATTCAGAAATATAATTCTCATCCAAAGATTTTATCTTATGTTCATACTCTTCGTACTTTTTCTTAGCGCTTTCTGCAAAACGAAGAGCTTCTTTCTCACGTTGTTCAGTTTTCTCTACTCTATCTAAAAGTTTTTTAATTCTTCTTTGAACATTTTTGGAATATTTATCTAAGCCATCGTCTTTAGAATCATCTTCATCTTTAGGCTCTTCTGTTTTTTCTTCAGAGGCAACCTCTACTTTTTCCTCTTGAACCTTCTCTTCTTTAGTAGATTCTTCTTCTTGAAGCTCAACCTCTTGACCCTCTCCTGTAGTGTCAAGGTCTACCATTTTTTCTTCAGCCATTTTTCTCTCCTTAATATAAAGTTAATATATCCGTTGGGTCTTTTACCGTAGACAAAATCTCATCATCATTAAGTATTCTTATTTCACCATCTTCGATTTTGACTCGTGAACCTGCATACCTTGCAAAAACCACCCAATCACCTTCTTTACACCAAGGTCCATTTGGAAATTTATTTTTATCTGCATAAGCATCTGGTCCCATATTTAAAATCAAACCAACATTTGTAGTTAGTTGTTGTTCTTCAATTGCTTTATCAGTTAATAACAACCCACCTTTTGTTTTTTCTATACCTTTGTGTGGAAGAACTACTATTCTCCAACCTGTTGCTTTTGGAACTCTATCCATAGCAGGTTGTTTATTTTCTTCTTTCTTACTTTCTATTTTTCCTTTTAAGTAGCTAGGAACTATTAGTTTACTCATCTTTATTTACCTCTTTTAATAAATCTTGATAGTCCAACATCAATCCTTCAAGTGCATGAAGTTTACCTAGTTCATATTGATATTGATCAAATGATTTTACAGACCTGCTTAATAAGTCATCTCTTTTTTGATCTATCTTCTTAGAGATCAATTGTTTTACTTTATAATCGAAATGTTCCATTATTTTGTAATTTTCTTAGCTTTTTCGAAGCTACGGAGCCCGGCCATTCCGAGCAACGCCGTAACAAGCGGGAATAAAGTCGACATGTCAAGCTCTGGAAGAGGGTTATGTTGAACACTAAAAGCTGCTAATACAAAAACTAAAAATTGTTTTATTACAAACTCCCACGCTATGGCTAACGCGCAGGACATCCCGATTAGGGGCCTCCACGACCGCTGCATTATACCGCCTATGCCTGTAGCTTGTGACTTGGCATCAGCCAAGTTAATATCCATTTGTTTTTTTCTTAGTTCAGCTTCTATTTCTTTGAGTTTTGTTTTTGCAGCTAACTTCTCTTCTTCTGAGGTGTGAACGCTGTCGATTACTTTTCCGACAGTTTCAACTAAAGAGCCGCCTAATAATTTATTAAGAACCAATATATACTCCTAACGCTAAGAAAACGATAGCTATGATAACATCTCGCTTCTTCACATTAGAAGTAAAGTTTTTCACTTTAGATAGTATTTGCGCTGGTATTCCCATTAAAATACTCCTTCAAATTTAAGACCTTTAGATGCTATTCCATAACCTCGTTTGTGTTTTTTATCCTCGGGTACTTTGCCTACTGGCATAATTTTTCCCGGTGGAATAGATACGCCCTTTGATGCAGGGCCTTTTTTTGGTGGGACTGTTTTTGTCAATCTTTTAACCATTAGTGTAATGTAGGGTTATTTTCTTCATTTTGCAACTGAGAAATTTGACTATGTATATAGCTATCTGCTAGCTGTTCTCCATAAGCATCTACAATAGCTTCTCGACTCATTGCTAACATAACTTGAGCAATCTCCACTAAATTACCTCCTTGATCAACTTGATCTTGTACAAAAGATCTTGTTTCATTAATAATTTTTTGAACACGCTTCTCTGTTTGCTTATCCATGCTAACAGTATAAGTGTTATTTTTTTCGAATACTATTTCTTTTTTCAACGCCTTTGATAGTGCCTTTATTAGCTGCTGCATAAAATACTGTTTTTCCTTTTTTCTTGCCATACTGTTTCTCCATCGCAGACTTAATTTTTTTGCCTTTTTTATTTAGTGGCATCTCTTCTTCTTTGATTTAAAGTTCCGGTAGTCATTTTATCGTATTGCACCTCGGCTCTTTTGTCAGCTATATCATAATCCTTTTTTATTCTCGCTTGATCAATTGCAGTTTTCTGTCTAAGTTTTTCTGCATCCAATTGTATTCTCGCTTGATCTCTTTGAGTATCCATTTGATCCTTCATTGCATCTTGTTGAAGTTCTTGTTGTTTTAATTGTATTGCAGGATCAGGTTGTCCCCCACCAGCTAATTGTTGTGAAGTTTGTTTTAACTCTCCCATAAATTGAGCTTCTAATCTTGCAACCACTTGATCCATCATATCTTCTTTGACTTGACCTTCTGATACTAAGAAAGAGGCTTGTTCTTTTGCTTTCAAAGATACATGTTCCAAAATATGTTTTTGAAGTTTCATTGCCATTGGAGGATTTGCTAAAATCATTTGATTGGTTCCAAATATTAAATGGTTTTGAATATGTGCGTCATGATCTTGTCCCTCATAAGCCTGCATTAAATTACCGTCTAATAAATCAGCATGTTCCATTGCAGGGTCCTTTGGCATACTTGGTGTATCTTTTCTGAGTATTTGATCTAAGTCTTTTATTCCTAAAGCCTCATACATTCTTCTATAAGCTTCTTTCATGTTATGAAGATCAGGTGCACTTTGAGCTAACTGTAATTCTGTTTGAGCCAAAGTAACTCTTTGTGCTGTGGAAAATATATTAGGATCTGCTACAGGTAAAACATCTAAACTATCATCAAAATCTTTTGCTTTGACAGTTCTATCTCCACCTTCTACAGAGTAAGGATAAGTGTCAGGTAAGTAATCAGCAAACACTTGATATAAAAGTTTAAATTCTTTTTTCTGGGAATAATAACAACGTTTATGAATTGCTGACATAATTTTTGAACCACGTTCTAATAATGCAATAGTCGTACCTACCGGAGCATTTTGATTACCATCTCCCACTTGCATGTCTGCTATGGATGCAAATCTTTGACCAGACTGTACAACAAAACTCAATAAGCTATATAATGTTTGAGATGGCTCCTTATACGGTAAAGGTATCAAAGCGTTTCGAAGATCACCATTGGGTGCATCGATATCTCTAAACTCTCCAGGTTGTAATGGCGCTGCATCATCTCTAATTCTAATGCCTCTTGATTTAAATCCTGCAGGTAAGTTAGCTAAAGTTCCTGCATCAATTAACTGTCTTAAAAGATCAGTGGCTGTTCTCGATAATCCACCAATCATGTGTATTAAACCAAAACCATAAAAGCCAAGGCCAGGTAGAAACTTGTAATGAACAAAATATTGTTTCTTCATTTTTTTCTCATCACCTTTTTCAAAGTTTCTTCTTATGCCTACAACTTTACCGGAACCTTCTTCGATCGTAACAATGTATGGAATTTTAATTCCGTTTTCGTCCTCAAAGTTTTTTAAATCTAAAGAAGTGTGAAACTCATATAACTTAACAACCTTATCTGCATAACTAGGTTTTAATCCATCAATTCGATCATATTCTTTTTTAACTTCATCTTGCTCATATTCAGAAGGTAAAACTTCTACATCTCTGTAGAAACCAGAAACTTGTTTTTTTCTAAAATCATTATAGCTCATGTTAATGACTTGACATATTCTCTCACAGCTATCCAAGTCTGTTGCCATATAATTAACAACCAAATCTTCAGCAGGGATAAATTTAGAAACGGCACGCTCCATCAATTCATCGTAATAAACTTTTTTAAATGTAGAGCCTGCTAGGGGAAGGTAAAATAACATTTGATCGTAATCAGGAGTAAAGTCTTCCATCTTACTCATAATTTGATAATTCATAAATTCTTGAACTCTATCTGATCTTGCATATTTTTCAGGAGTCTCTTCTCCCATGATAACAGTTCTGACAGGTCCACCTGGTGGTAATAATTCTTTAAATGCAGTTGCTTGAAACTGAGTTGCACTTTCTGCTAATAAAGGATGAGTCGCTGCACTAGCTCCTCGAAAGGGTTTTGT